GGAAGGTATCTAAGAGCCTTGTTTGTTTTTTGGTTAAATGGCAAATCTGTGTTTGCTGGAGTAAAATTAATAGGCTTAAATCCATCATTTAAAGCATCTAGTCCACGAAGGGCAATGTTGGCTGTATGTGTGTTACCATCAGCGACAAGAGCCCCAATTCCTGCAAATTCCGGTGCAGTATTAGATATTTCTGCCAGCATAGCGGGTGCATCTGAGCCGCCGGCATCAGCTATAGAGCCCATCAAAAACATCTTTGTTTGCCGATCTGCTGTCAGAAGAAAATCGGAAAGCATAGCCTTCTCTTGTTCGGTAAAGAATTTAGGCTGGATCATATATTTAGATGCAATTATTTTAGCATCGGTTATTCTTTTTTTAATTGTTGCAGATGTGTTGTTTGGATCGAACAGATCAATGTTTTCAATTGCAATCAAATTATTGTTGGAATCTTTGACTCCAACATTCATAGCAAAAGTTAATGGATCATTTGCAAGTTGGGTCTCCATATTTCTCAACATCTTTTCCGCAAGCTTTAATTGTTTTAGCTCAATAGATGTATCAACACCCTCCGCGCGAACTCCTGAAATGTAATCAGCAATTTGATCTGGAGTATATTGTTGCAAAGTAGCGCCAAGTTGACCTGTTTCAGCAAGAACGGTTAGATCTTCTACTAGATCGCCTCTCAAGTTGCTGGGAATTTGCCCCATTCTTTCCAGAAGGCCAGTTATATCTTCCGCGCTTACCGCTATCCCTTGGTCAACGATATCTTGGAATGTGCTTACATCGTCCGAAAGGGCATCAACTATTGGCTCAAACTCTGCCTTTTCTGCATCAGACGCAGCCTTCAAGGCTTGGTTTGCAGAGTTTAGATATGCTTGAGCAACCTGCAATGTCTCTGCTTCAAGCAAAGTATCAATGCCAGCACCCCCTAATCCCTGTATCCCGGACTTGAGAGATTCAACCTCATTGTAAAGATCTTCAGCAGTCATGGATCTATACACGGATGCGTTTTCTGCGTTGAACTTTAAATCTGCAATAGCAAGTCTTGCTGCCGCACCTTGATTTCCAAGGTGATATGTGCGCCGCCTCAAAGTAGCAATTTGCTTTTCAGAAGGCATTCCGCCTAAAGCAAGAACTCTTTCCAGCTTGGCAACTTCTGATAAAATCGCGTTGTTCTCACCCTTGGTTACGGCAAGCGCAGAGTTGTAATCTGCTTTGAGAGATTTCCTGATGCCTTGCGTTTGAGATAGCGTCATACCAGGGAGAGGCTGGGTCTCCATGATTGTAAGCATTTCTTGCTTTTCCTCAAGTGAAGCAACATTAAATTCATACACCAGCTTCTCTTTGTAAGCGGCATTGTAAACATTCTCTGCAAATTCAGCGGCCTCTAGTTCTGTAGCGCCAAGCCCTATCTGAAGCTCCGTTTCAACAGCGATCTTCTTATTTATTTCCTCCATCGTCATGCCGGGAAGGATAGCCGATTCTAATACGCTTTTTGCTCCACGTTCAGCAGCATTAGATCTTTTTGCCGCCTGCTTTTGAGCCTGCAATTTAACATAATAATTAGAATACTTTTCAGTTGCGGTAGCAGCAGCACCTTGCAAATTAACCTTTAAGACAGAAGATGCGGTTGGATCTATTACCCTGAGAGATTCCGAGTAACCGTCCGTTACGTCTGCAAGCTGCGACTGAATGACTGAGAAAGGGGTTTCATTTTTTTCACCATCAGTAAGTATGCGAGATATTTCAATCTCAGCGGTATTTTGAATTTCAGCAACAGCGACACGACTACCCAGCTCATAAGCAGCCTGGTCTGCAATAGTAAATGCACCGCCCTTTTCGTCAATAGCCTCTAATGTTGGAACTGCACCCTCTTCCTGCACTCGCTCTTGACCACGGATTTGAGCAGATCTAGCAGCCTCCTTAAAAGCAAACTGAGACATTCGATCTAATTGCTGAGAAAGGTTCTGAGAATACCTTGCCTGCTCCCGCGTATCAGCGAAATCAATACTACCTGGCTGACGGGTTCTTACCCCTAGTCGCTGATATCGTGGAAGTTGTGCCATATTCTAACCTAACTTATGCTAATTTACCGGCCATGTATGCGGCTTCCCCAAGAGAGGCGGCTGCACTTACATTTGCACTTAATTGAGCTGTCCGTCCCGCAGACCTATAGATCCCTGCTTGCTGAGTTGCTTCCCCGAGTGCAAGGGCTTGGTTGTCTTCAGCTATAGCGGCCTCTGTGGCCCCCTGGCTCATTGCATACATTGCAACAGTTTGGGCAGATCCAGATGTCGGATCTACGCCACCAGCGCCAGCCCTAGCGACAATTGCCGCAAGTGTTTCATTCAGCCTTTGCAAAGCCTCAGAACCTTGTTGTTTGTAAGCAATAGCTTCAGATCGGCCTTTTAGTTCTGCCTGTTGCGCTTGTTGTTCATAGCTCGCCTGCTGTGCCCGACCAACATCACGTTGCCCGCCAGCTTGTGCAATCTTACTTCCGACTGATATTACCGGGCCAATGACTGCCATTGCTTCCATGTCTTAACTCCCCACGCTCAATCGGTACTCAAGACCGAGAACAATCATTTCCAACGGAACGCTCTGGCTGATAGTGATTTGTCCCGTTCCGCTATAACCCAGAAGACCATGCACAGTTTTTATGCCGGTGAAAGGCTCGACCGGTGAATCCAATACATCTTCGCCAAAGTTCCTAAACGAAACCTGTTTGCCATTGATAGTCATATCCTTCGTGCTGTTGACGATAGCATCAACCTGGATAATCCGCTTCTTAAAGCCCTGTACTGATCCAGAAGAAAGTACCGGCTCCGCAGGCATTGTCCTGGCTGTGACTGTATAGTTCAGTCCGACCTGGTAGCTAGATGTAGCTGGTGAAGCAAAGGTAATTGTGTATGGGGAAGCTGGGACCACCTGTTCTGGCTCTAGGACGCCATCTCTTATGATCTGGACTGTCTCCCCCTGCAACTGGTTCATCGTCACTGAGGAGGCCGCTCCGCCGCTCTTAACGCTATCCAGCGTAAGATCCGGGTCAAACTTCTCCAGCATATAATTATCTGCGCCGTTTATCGTGCGCTTAACGATTACATAAACATCTGCAACCTCGACACCGACAGCGATATACTCACCATCTGTAACGAACCGGCTAGGGGCAATAACATTCTGACCAACCAGGATAGAGTAAACCGCCATAGATCCGTCAATTCCGTTTACCACAAACAGACGATCAGACTCATCCGTAGACGCAGCCCTACGCGCAGCCATATCAACCGGATTCTTGAGCAAGTGAGAGCTTAGAGCTGATATATTGCGCACCTGGTAAGATGCGGTCGTATCGCCAAACTGGAACACGTTGATTGATTTACCCTGGCGTTGAATAAAAATTGACGCGCCATTCAGCTCTTCGATTGGAATACCAGCTTTTGATCCCAGGCGGGTTTGTGGCCGTACAAAGAATGTCGATGGAGTGATCGGCTCATTCGTTCCCTGCAAGATTACAAACTCACCGCCGGTCGTGAAGATCCGGAAGTCATTGCCAGAGAATAGATTAACGATTGTATTGAGCTGATTGGTATTAATCGTTGCCTCAACGCTCTCATCATCCAGGCCAGTACCAGCGGCGAAGTCAAAGTAGTTAATTACCCCAGAACCCCAGATTGTATTAGGGCGAGACTTAGAACCACCAAAGTACAACCGGCCCTCATGGAACGCAGCAGAGCGTGGCCATCCACGGGTATTAGACCAAACATCTTCATACCCATGTTCACTTTCCCAAAATCCAGCAGTGACCTCATCGGTATCAAAGAATGCAACTTCAGTTACCGCTTTCATTTCAGTTGGAGAAACATACTCGACATATCGAGCGCGGCCGAATGTGCTTGTGACTTGGGCGTATTCGCCAACGGCAGCAGGCGCAAATGCCTCTACCTTGTAACCCGTAGTATTGTCGGGCGCAGTATCCCACGCTGGATATACAGCAAGAACTTTTGTTGACGCAGTATAATCCTCAACGTGCCGCGTCTGACCCGATCCAGTGCCGGAAGTTAATGTTATGAACATACCGTTTGGCTGATCGTCAGTCGTATAGCTTGACGCAGACTTTAGCGTAATGGTAGCCGCTCCACCGCCTTGCGCCGTTCCAGTATCGGTTGTTACGCTAGATGCGGTAATAGTGATGTTTCCACTAGATGCACTTGGCGTAATCGAATAGTCAGGCATATGTGTATCGAAGGCATATGCGTACTGAGGCAAGTTAGTGATTGGCAAGTTTTCTAGCGTCCAGCTCGTATCACTGTTGCGCACCAGGCGTTTAGTTTGCAGATCCTCATGGCAGAGAATGAGAGTATCAACCGCTTGCGTATAGTTGATCTCATCCAGCATTGCTGTGGTTATGTCTGTTGACGTAATGTAATCGTTACCGGAGCCATTGATGTTGGTCTGTAAGACACCAGCCTTGAACACATAGATCCGCTGAGTTACGAAAACCAAGAGGTAGCTATCATCCACGCTAAACTCAAACGGGATTACCTTAAAGTCAGTAAAGCTTGAGCCAAAGTCATAGATAAACTTCATACCATCACGCCGTTTAAACCCGCCCTGAGGCTGGATAATGACGTTGGTGGCTTCCTCAAGAGCATTGCGATATTGCTCCAGATCGGTGCGAGCGCGAATAAGAGGATCAAGCTCGCCAACCGAGAAGTTCGTTTGGAACTGCATAATCCGCATATTAGTATCTCACATCAATAAGAGAGTAATCCTCAATGATCTGTGGCGGCTTGCCACGACTATCTATGTTCATGGCCTCACGCATCAGCCCACCACGGTTTGATTCACCAGGCGATCCGTATGCCAAAGCCCGAAAGTAATCTGACTTGCTGATCTGATCGGTAATTGTAAACGCTAACTCAGCAGCGAGAGATGTACGGAGAAGTCGCACGAAGTAATTAGGCATCTTACTCTCATCAATCGTACCTTGGTAGTCGATGAAAACCTTCTCGAAATTTGTGTAGAGCTGATCGCCGTAAACTTCCCATCCATACCGGACAGGGTTCTCGCCAATGCCTGCGCTAGTGAATAAGGCCAGAACGCCGGAGAGCATATCCCCTGGCATTTGGTAAGCATACTTCCACTCGTCAATGGGGGCAGTAGAGAGGCGGTTCAGTTGCACCTTCTTAACGCTCCAGCTCCATTGATAGTTTGATAGCAAGGAATCTCTAAGATCTGGATATAGTCGATCACAAGCCTGAGCCGAGTCAGATCCCTCTGTGAACGAAGATATCGGAGAAGCGCCCAGCAATATTAGTGCATCAGAGCAGATAGAAAGGGAGGTATCACCAGCAGCCATAATCGTTCTCCGTAAGGGTGGAGGGAGCCAGCCGGAACCAGCTCCCCCTTCTTTTAGATTACAGCCGTTGTGATAACGCCTGATGTGTTGGTAGCTACGAGCGTTTGACCGCCATCGCTTCCGTATGTGTAGATCCAATCACCAGTAGTGATAAGAGCTTCAACTGTGTTGAAGTAACCGGAGCCTGCAATAGCCGCCTTGTTGTCTGAAGCAGACTTGTAGCTATAGATTGCAGGAGCATTGCCGCTTTTAGAAGCGCCAACGGTTGCCCAATTTGCTGTTGCGAATGCCATGTCTTATTCTCCTTATTCAGTGCAAGAAATTTTGACAATGCCTTCGCCGTCAATTGAGACGGAACCAGCAGAGAACATGGAGCTAACCAAGAACGATGTCTTTTCTGGGACATAGTTGACTTCGGTTTTCTGAGCCATCGACTCAGCATAGCCCATGGAATCCTTGTGCCAGGCAAAGCAAGTACGAGTGGAC